CATTGGAGCTTTTGGATTAGATAGTTATGATATATCAGGCACTGTAGATGGTAAAGGATCTAATGGTGCTTTACATGGTTTAACAAAGTTTAGCATGGAAGATGCACCACCTAATCATTTCTTTTTAGAATACATATCAAGACCACAAACCGCTGAAATATTCTTTGAAGATGTATTAATGGCTTGTGTGTTTTATGGTATGCCTATACTTGCTGAGAATAACAAACCTAGGTTTTTATACTATTTAAAACGAAGAGGTTACAGAGGTTATTCTATGAATCGTCCTGATAAAGTTTGGAATAAACTTTCTACAACTGAAAAGGAAATAGGTGGAATACCTAACTCAAGTGAAGATATTAAGCAAGCACACGCTGCTGCAATTGAATCTTATATAGAAACATATGTAGGATTAAAAGAAGATGGCTATGGAGACATGTACCATCAAAAAACATTAGAAGACTGGGCTAAGTTCAATATTAACAATAGAACAAAGCACGATGCTTCGATAAGTTCAGGTTTAGCTATTATGGCTTGTAATAAAAATAGGTATACACCTGTTAATAAAAGACAAACTAAATCTGTAGCTTTAGGTATTAAAAGATATGACAACACGGGTTATAATTCAAAAATAAAATAGATGATAAAAACTAATTACAATAGTTCTTTTCCAGATCAGGTCGTGCCAGATGTAGAAAAAGCTTCTTATGATTATGGTCTACGAGTAGGTAGAGCGATAGAATCTGAGTGGTTTAGAAACGATAATGGTTGGCAAGATAGATTTAATACGAACTATAATAATTTCCATAAGCTAAGATTATATGCTAGAGGAGAACAATCTATTCAAAAGTACAAAGACGAATTATCCATCAATGGTGACTTATCTTATTTAAACTTAGACTGGAAACCCGTACCAGTTATACCTAAGTTTGTAGATATTGTTGTTAATGGTATGTCTCAAAGATCTTATGATATTAAAGCTTACGCTCAAGATCCTGAGTCTATAATGAAAAGAACTGCTTACGCTGAAGCTTTACAGAGAGATATGATGCAGAAAGATCTTATTAACCAAATTCAACAAATGACAGGTCTTGATGTTTCTAAATCACAAGGTAAAGGTTTAGAAATGGAAAGTGAAGAAGATTTACAGCTGCACATGCAAATGGATTATAAAGAATCTATTGAAGTAGCTGAAGAAGAAGTAATTAACAATGTGCTAGCTAAAAACAAGTACGATTTAACTAGAAGAAGATTAAATCAAGATTTAACTATATTAGGCATTGCAGTCACTAAAACATCATTTAATAGATCTGAAGGTGTAACTGTCGATTATGTAGATCCTTCAAATTTAATTTATTCATATACTGAAGATCCTAATTTTGAAGATATATATTACGCTGGTGAAGTAAAGTCTATAAGTTTAGCAGAGTTAAAAAAACAGTTTCCAAATCTAACAACTATTGAGTTAGAAGAAATACAAAAATATCCAGGTAATCAAAACTATACAAGAAATTGGAGTGGTAGACAAGACGACAACACGGTGCAAGTATTGTATTTTGAGTACAAAACTTATACTAATCAAGTATTTAAAATAAAGCAAACAGCGTCAGGACTTGAAAAAGCATTAGAAAAACAAGATTCATTCTTAGATGCTCCTGAAGGAGATAATTTTAAGAAAGCATTTAGATCAATTGAGGTATTATACTCAGGTGCTAAGATACTAGGTCATGAAAAAATGCTTGAATGGAAGATGGCAGAGAATATGACTAGACCGTTTGCTGACACTGTTAAAGTTAACATGAACTACAATATAGTAGCTCCTAGATTATACAAGGGTCGTATAGAATCAATAGTAAGTAGAATTACTGGCTTTGCTGACATGATACAGCTAACTCATTTAAAACTGCAACAGGTAATGTCTAGGATAGTACCTGATGGGGTTTATATGGATATAGATGGTTTAGCAGAAGTAGATTTAGGCAATGGTACTAATTATAATCCAGCAGAAGCATTAAACATGTATTTTCAAACTGGATCTTTAGTTGGTAGATCAATGACTCAAGATGGTGGTATGAATCCAGGTAAAGTTCCAATACAAGAGCTTTCATCCTCTAACGGGATGGGTAAGATACAATCATTAATACAGACTTATGAGTATTATTTAAAAATGATTAGAGATGTAACCGGTTTAAACGAAGCTAGAGATGGTACATTACCAGACAAGCAGTCATTAGTTGGTTTACAAAAGCTCGCAGCTGCTAATTCAAATGTAGCTACTAGACACGTATTGCAAGCTAGTTTGTATTTAACGCTTAGAACTTGTGAAAACATATCATTAAGAGTTGCTGATGCTTTAGCGTTTCCAATGACTAAACAGTCTTTAATGTCTAGTATATCTAGGTATAACGTGGGAACATTAGAGGAATTGTCTACTTTAAATATGCATGACTTTGGTATATTCTTAGAATTAGAACCAGATGAAGAGCAGAAACAAATATTAGAGCAGAATATTCAAATAGCTTTACAAGCTGGGCAAATAGATCTTGAAGATGCTATTGACATTAGAGAAGTTGCTAATTTAAAGCTAGCTAACCAAATGTTGAAAAAACGTAGGAAAGATAAAGCAGCTAGAGATCAACAGGCTCAACAAGCTAATATGCAGGCTCAAGCACAGTCTAATGCGCAATTAGCAGAGCAGACAGCTATGGCAGAAGCTCAGAAACAGCAAATACTTACTGAGCAGAAAATGCAACTTGAAAAAGCTAAGTCTGATTTTGAAGTTCAAAAGATGGAGAGAGAAGCGCAAATTAAACAACAGTTAATGGAACTAGAGTTTAATTATAATATGCAGCTCACTCAAGCTCAAGGACAAGCTAAAAAACAAGAAGAAAATTTTAAAGAAGATCGTAAAGACGAACGAACTAAAATACAAGCAACACAACAATCTGAGTTGATAGATCAAAGAAAAAATGATTTATTACCTAAGAACTTTGAATCCGCAGGTAATGACAATATGGGTGGATTTGGCTTAGAGCAATTTGGCCCTAAGTAATTTTTTATTAACTATTATATTATATTATGTCAGAAGAAATAAAAAAAGGCGCCGACGGCGTTTTAGAGCAAGGTGAGTTTAAGGTTAAAAAACCAACTAAACCTAAAAAGCTTACTAAAAAACAAGAAACAATTAAAGTAAATTTATCTAAAAAAGAACCTGTAAAAGAAAAAGAAGAAGAAATAACAAAAGTTGTTATTGACGAAACTGAAGAAAAAACTCCTGAAAAAGAAATCAAAGAAGAACCTGTAAAAGAAACTATAGAAGAAACAACTTCTCCTATACAAGAAATTACAAAAGAAGAAATTGAAGAAGTTAAAGAAGTAGAGCAGGAGTTAAAAGAAGCTGTTAGAGATGAGAAAGTAGCTGGGAAACCCCTACCAGAAAACATCGAGAAACTAGTTTCGTTTATGGAAGAAACAGGTGGAACTGTAGAAGATTACGTTAGATTAAACGCTGACTACTCTACTGTTGATGACAATACTTTAATTAGAGAATACTACAAACAGACTAAACCACATTTGGATCATGAAGAAATAAACTTCTTATTAGAAGATAATTTTTCATTTGACGAAGATATGGATGAAGAGCGAGATATAAGAAAAAAGAAACTCGACTTCAAAGAAGAGATTGCTAAAGCCCGTAAATTTTTAGAGGACACTAAGAGTAAATACTACGACGAAATCAAGTTGAGACCCGGCGTAACTCAAGACCAACAGAAAGCTACTGACTTTTTCAATAGATACAACGAAGAACAGAAAAT